GGTGGCTTCGTTTGCCCTTGGCATCCAGCACTTCGGTTCCTTTGACGCCCGCACCGTAGCGTTCGGCCATCGCCTTGAGGGAACCCCCGGCTTCAACGCCGTGCAGGGCGCGGCCCATCGACAGGGTGTCCAGCCAACCCTTGGGTTTGACCCCGCCCCGCCACGACATGATGGCCCCATCGAACATGGTGTTGTGCGCCAGCACGAACGCATCCGCCCATGGCAAGCTGCGCAGCTTGGCCCACATGAAGTCCTGCGAATCGGAAACCCATACCGCACGCTCGTCATCGATCTTGTACGAAAAGCCAATGATCTCAAAGCGGTCATCGTTCACGTATTCCTCGGTGCTGAGCTTGGTCAGGCTGTAGTCCGAATCGTAGTACGTCTCCATGTCTATTGTAATTAGTTTTGGCATAGTGTTTCAAACATCCTTGTATGTTTCATATCGCACAATCAAGCTGATTGCTCGTTGACTGACCCCATACTCTGCGGCCAATGCCTGTTGCGTTAGTCCTTTAGTGACATACTTTTTGCGTATGCTTTTGACTTGTGTGGGGGTTAGTTTGGCGTTGGCATGGGCACTTCGGGGCTGCTGTTTGCGCCCTTTTTTATATGCGTCCAGCATGTTGGTACGCATCGAGCCCATAAACAAGTGCTGCGGGTTGCAGCAGGCGCGGTTATCGCACTTGTGAAGTATGAACCGCTTGTACTTTTTTGCAGCCCCTGCATGGCGGAAGTTAGTTACCAGACTGATCCCCCCAAAGGTTAGGAAAAAAGCCGCCCTGTGGGCCTGTACTGGCACCCCGTGCCAAGATAAATTCCCGTACCCGCTACTTGTTCTAGCCCCCACCCATTCCCAGCAGGAATCGGGGGGCCCTATGTTTACCTTAGACCAGAAATTTTCGGGGGTGTTTTTTGCGCTCATGCGCAGAGTATAAACAGTTTACATGCTTAGAGTCAACCCCCCCAAAAATCTTAGCCACGCTTGAACCCCTGCATCTTGGCTTCGACTGCATCGTCTATCTGCGACCGCAGTTGAGGGTTGAGGCCTATGGAAACGGTGGCGGTGTTATCCGCGTATTGCAGCCCAGAACCTAGTGTGGCACCGATATGCCCGCTGGCACCTGCGAGGGTGGCCGTGGTGGTTGGGCCGTTGGCAAATAGCTGTTGTGGCGTGATGTTTTGGTATAAGGAACTTTTGAGTACCCCCTCGAGTTTCTTTTCTTGGCCAACCAAAAGGTTTTTGAGCATGCTCTTGTACTCGCGGTCGCGGTAAATTTCGCGGTACTTGGCCAGCATCAGGTCGATTTCAAACTGATCGTACGCCCACAGAGCATTGCGCCCACTCACGGTGTTCACACCTTCATACGCGCCCGCGTAGCGCTCCAGTGATTCGCACAGCGAGTTCCATCGCCCGTAGTGTTCAAACTCATCGGGGTTGCTGTCCATGCGGTTCAGCACCAACTTTACAAAATCGCATGGCTCTTGTGTCATTTTGTCCATAGCAGTAGCCTTCCTTCCATTTCTTCCAAGTTGTCTTCACGGGCCACGAATGTGAACCCGCCCGAGTCTTTGATCAGTTGCAGCTCACGCTCTTGCAGAGCAGTGGTCTTGCCCTTGCCAGCCTTGCATTCGATGGCGATGAACCGCCCGTTGTAGCAGCCGATGATGTCGGGGATACCCGAGCGCCCAAGCCCCATGCCCGGAGGCATGAAGTGGTAGATGCCCAAGCGGTCCAGCACCTTGCGCACGGCGTTCTTGACCTTCTTCTCTGGGGTGTCAGCCATTGCTCTCTCCTGCAGGTTCGTAGGTCATTTCAAAGATGTCGGGCTTGCACGGGTAGTGCTCACCCTTCACGCCAGTGATGATCCAGTCGCCGGGGGTGACAAGCATTTGCCCTTCAAGAGTTTCAATGTAGGCTTGCGGTGTTACACCATCGTCCGGGTCCACCGTGTGCATCTTAAACACCGCCAAGTGATCGCCATGCTTGAACCACTGGGTCGCCTCAATGACCACGGGCTTCTTCTTAAACTTTGCCACGCTGCACCTCCGCCAGCTTCTGCATGTAGTGTTGGGCTTTGCCTGCGTCATCGCTGCCGTCCTTGCGCCCAGCACGCAGGCTGTACTTGATGATGTTGCCTTTGAGGAAACCGATGAACTCCTCAGGCGTCAGCACGGCTTCCATGATGTGCCAAGGCTGGATCGGCATGTCCTTGTAATGATTGCCGCTGACTTGCACGTCATCAGCCGAGGTGCCGTTGATGCCTTTGTTCAAGCGGCTTGTCTTTATCATTTGCTGCAGCTCCTGCTCTTCCTCCGGTGTGAGGGTTGGCGGGAGTTCGGGGAACAGCTCCATCTGTGCTGAGTTGGGGATCGGGTTCATGGTTTCTCCTTTGGTTAATCGTTGCGGTCGTTTGACCTGCGGTACACAGGGGCATCAAGCTCGGCACGCTTGGCGGTTGTGCGCTTCACTCTTGGTTCAGTCAGCACGGCTTCCACCGTGCTGAACGTGTGCCCGTTGAAGCACTCTCTTCGCCTTACGTATCCTTTGCCGGTCGTCCGTGTTTCTTCAATGTCCGTAGGGGCATTGCATAACGGGCATTTCATAATTCGTGTTTGTGGAGATAGGGTTTGATGTGAGGTGTGGCCCGGCTGTAGATACCGAACGCCTTGTAGTCTGTGCTTGCCACCACGCCTTTGGCGCGGAAAAGCGCGTCTTGCATGAAGATGCTCGGTTGCTTGTTGTGCGCCCAGTGGAAGGGGGAGTTGGGGTGGCAGTTGCAGGTTTGTTTCTTCATGGTGCCTTTCAAAACGAAACAGTTTAATACGGGGTCGTACCGCGTGAGCGCGATGGTGTTGATCATGGCTGGCATTGGTTGAGTTGTTTGCGCACCTGCCGAACAGCGTCACGGTTTAAGCCCATGTTGAACACGCTGTTCATGCGAAATGTTTTGTTGCGCTTGTGCTCACTGCGCTTGCGGTTTGCTCGGATGTCCGGCTTGGGCTTCTTCTTATCTTCCTTGTCTCCAAGCATGAACACCGCCCGTGGGTAGCGCCGCGCATCATCGTGCTCGTAGGTCCAGTCGGCAACGTGTATGCGCTTGACGCCAGCCTTGGTGCGCTTGTTCATGCGGTTGAGCACAGCGTGTGCATCGTAGCGTCCGATGTCGGCGTAGTCGGCAAACTCTTGCGCGGTCAAGCGACCGAACTCAGCGAACGCTTCCAGCGCCTTGATGACGTGCATGCCTGTGTTGGTTGTTCCCATTACGCTCCATTGCTCCTTGCAAGGTCTATCAATCGGCTCATTTGGTCTGCCCTGTGTGTCACCACCCAAGGGGCCGGGTCAAATACTTTACGCCCGAGGTGGTCGTCCATCGCGCATCCCTGCAACATTGCAAACAGTACCTTCGCCTCAACGGCGTCCAGAAATTCTTCGTCAGTCATGTGTTCCCCCTGTTTCGGATGGCTTCGGCGATGTCGGCGGGGGTGTCTTGGTCGTGCATGCTGTAGTAGTCGGCCACCTTTGCACACGCCTCACGCTCGGCTTCAATAGCCTTGGCGATATATTCATCCCACCGCAAACTTCGTACTTCACGCTCATCAGCACGGACAAGATCGGCAAAGGCTTTGAGTTTCAATAGCTGATCCTCAGCCCAAAACGTATGCTCACCGTAAACCTCATGGGCCATTTCAATCATTGTTCTCATGTGTTCTTACTCCTAAGTTTTGCTTCGATGGCTCGAACAAATCTGTAGCCATACCCACTTTCAATACAAGGGACAGTCAAATGTAATTTGTCGATTTCCTCATCTGTCAGCCCGACAAAAGGCCGCTGTGCAAGGCTGTAAAAATGTTCCGCCAGTTCACGGGCCGTGTGCTTGTTGACGCCTTCACGGACAAGGTTTGCCGTGACCATTTCCATCCATGATGCGGGTGGTGTGGTTGTAACTTTCGGTGTAGCCATCAGCTTGTTGCCGACCCATTCGACAAGACCAACTTCAAACGCCACAGGCTGCACAGGTGCTG